TCAAATTTAGGCATTGGAGATGGTGCGTCTAAAGGTTTTGCTACCGCTATGGCGATAGCCTTGTAGGAGTAAACTATGGCACAAGACTTTGAAAGAAACATAGCAAGAAACATAGGGACTTCCGCAAGTACCTTGAGAACAGCTAACTCAGATGATGCAGTCGTTGGTATTAATATAGCTAATGTTCACACATCTCAAATATTAGTTAATGTCTATGTAACTGCAAGTTCTGCCGATTATTATATTGTTAAAAATGCTCCTATACCAACGGGTTCTTCCCTTCAAGTTTTAGACGGAGGGGCTAAGATTGTTTTACAATCGGGAGATGCTTTGAAGATTGTTAGTAACACAGCAAGTAGTTGTGATGCTTGGGTTTCAGTAGTTGACGCAATTAGTACATAGGAAAGATCATGACTAACATTATAACATATTCTCAGCGTTACGATTCTGTTGGTGACACAGAAATAACTCAAAACATTGAGATAGTACAACTAACTGTAACTACCACCTCTGGTTCTCCTAGATTAACTTTTACAAGTGGGGATGGTGGGTTTACTATCTTAGATATTGATTTTGTGCCAGAAAACGAATTTCGTATTTATGTTCCTGCTCCGGGACTAAGAGCCAGTAATCTTTGGATATCCAACATGACCAATGTAAAATCATGCACCGTTTTTTATAACAACGTAGAGTAGGAGCTATAATGCCTTACATCGGTGGTCAACCAACAGCAAACTTTGTGGATATACCAGCCGTAGAGCGATTTAATGGCAATAACTCTACTACGTCTTTTACACTGTCTAGAACAGTAGGAAACGACCAAGATATTGTTGTTTCTGTTGATGGTGTTATTCAAGATACAAATAAATATAGCGTGAGTGGTACAACACTTAGCTTTAGCACAGCACCTTCAACGGGTACTGCTAATATCTTTGTAAATTTTCTTGGTCTTAATATTGCCACAGTTACACCTCCAACGGCTAACAAGTCGGACTTTCTTGGTGGGGGTATGTTTCGTGTGAATGATAAAACGGTAGGTACTAATGTAACGATAGGTGGTGCAGAAAATGCTAGTGCCACTGGCCCTATTACAGTTAACTCTAGTGTCACTCTTCAAGTAGAAGATGGCGGTACGTTGGTGATAATATGAGTACAATAAAAGTTACTACATTACAAACATCTGCTGGCGGTGCTGTTACGCTGACTAAGCAGATTGCAGCAAAGGCTTGGTGTAACTTTAATGGCACTGGCACTGTAGCATTGAGAGATAGCTTCAATGTGGGTTCAATTACAGACAACGGCACTGGAAACTATACAATTAACTTTACAAACAATATGGCAGACGCAAATTATTCGTTTTATCAGTTTAATGCAGGTGCGGCTAATTATGGAAGCTATGGTTTGTACGATTTTATGTTTTCTGCACCTACTACCAGTTCATTTAGAACAACAACAGAAAACAACAGTGGTACAAATGTAGATACTATTCAAGTAAATGATGCTGTACACGGAGACTTAGCATGAGTGAAATCTTAGTAGACAATCTCACAGGTAAGACCTCTGCTGGTGACATTACAGTTACAAGCGAGGGTGGTGCGGCTACGCAATCCTTGCAACAAGGGTTAACTAAATCTTGGGTAAATTTTAGTGGTGAAGGAACAATTGCTACTAGAGATAGTCTAAATGTAGGTTCTTTGACTGATAATACAACAGGTGATTATACTGTAAATTACACAAACAATATGAATAATGCTAATTATAACTCAGCCTGTACAGGTAGTTGGAATGGTGATGTAGCAAGGGGTTCGCTTTTTGGTTTTGGTGCTAATACAGCTAATATGACTACAAGCACTATAAGGACACATTGTTTGCAATCAGGAAATTATGGGGCGTTTGACGGTACTATATTATGTGTAGATACTAAAGGAGACTTAGCATGAGTACATTAAAAGTAGATAATCTCCTGTTGCAGAACAATAATGCAGGCACTGGCAGAATACTTGAGGTAGTATCTGGTGTGTGTGATGGCAGGAGCATTACTACGATGAGTGGTACGTATTCTTTAGAAAATGTAACGGCTGTTCAATTATTAAACACTACTTATACTGCTGTAACAGGGTCTTCAATCACATACACTCCCCCTGAAGGAACAAAAACTGTTATTTATGAGTTTTGGTCACAAATAGGCGCAGAAGATGGTGCAGATTCTATATGCCATAGTATATTATATATTGATGATGTTGAAGTTGTATCTTCTAGACACGCTCCAAGTGCGTATAGAGCTATGAATCAAACCTTTAAATGGCCAATACAATGTAATGCAAGTGCAGACAATACTGATGTAGGGTCGTTTACTTCGTGGACCTCCTCTAAAACACTTAAAATAATGGCTCGTTCTTATAGCACCGGTTATGATCAGCGTTATCATAATACTCGATATTGGAATGGATCTGGCAATACAACGCAAGTTACTAGACCTGTCTTAACAATAACAGCAATAGGATAAATAATGGATACACCACAGTTTCAAGGCACACACTTATTTGACAGATTATGTTGGGCGAAAGAAAACCTAGATGGAGTGCAGTCTGAGTATCGAGTTGTATATGAGGATAAGCTAGAAGAGTGTGCAAAGATTCTTGTGCCTGACCCTAACTGGATGGCGTGTGCTTTACAGGGTGGTATATTGCCACCTGTTTGGGTATATTGGGAGTTAAAGAAGGATGAAGCTCAACCTGATTTTAAAAAACATACTCGTGGGTATTTGTTACATCAGACAGAACCTATTAAGGCAATGACAGAAGAAGAGGCAATAGAATACTTGATTCAGAAAGATGTGCCAGAGCATGTTTGGAAGAATTGGGATGAAGGTAATCGTCCTAAGATGGTTATCTGTAGGAAGAACCAACTTCCTGCAACAAGAGAGTGGAGAAACGCATGGCGTATCTCTGAAGAACTAGCCGCATAAAGGAGATTTAGATGGCTGTAACAACATACATAGTAGATAAGGACGGCAATCAAGCTAATTCCGCTAGTGTTACCAAGCCGTCTGACCGTAATTTTCGTGATGCTTGGACACTTTCTGGTAGTGTAATATCAGAAGACCTAACCACTGCAAAGACAATTTTTAAAGATAAGATTAGAGAAGTTCGCGCACCTTTGCTTGAAGCAGAAGATGTTGTGTATATGAAAGCATTAGAGGCAGATGATGCAAGTGCAAAGACTGCATCTGTTACAAAGAAAACAAATCTTCGTAACGCTCCTGCCGCAAGTGCAATAACAAATGCAACAACGATTGCTGAACTTAAAGCTGCTTGGGATACAAGTTTACTAGGAGCAAGTCCTTACGCATAGGAACAAAGTATGACACTTACACAAGTTAGACCAGCAGGAATTGCTCCTTCAAGTGGGAGGACTTTGGAGACACTTGCCGCTTTGTGCGATGGTCAAAGTTACACCGTATCAAGTGGTGCATATACCACGACAAATGTTACGGCAGTACAAGTTGGCACAACGTCCTATGTAGATATTTCAGGAAGTTCAATAGACTATACCCCACCAACTGGGGCGACTTGTGTAATATATGAATTTACTTACTTACGATCGCATGTTGATGAACATGGCATACTTCATACAAGATTTTATATAAACAGTGATGAAGTTGTTGATGCTAGAGTAACGAGCGCAGGATCGTATTACGGAGAACAAGTTACTTTTAATTGGGTAATTCCTATAGGTGGTACAGCTAATACAGATACTGGAAGACAAGCTTCTTGGTCTTCTGCCAAAACATTGAAGTTACAGTTTAGAGAATATGCAACTGGTAACACGATAAAATTACATCAGACACTTTGGTTTGACGGGGCTACTAGTTCTCAGTTTCATAGACCGCAGATAAAAATTACAGCTTTAGGATAAACATATGCCATATATAGGAAAAAGTCCAACTAACGGTGTAAGAACACGATACCTGTATACAGCTACTGATGCACAGACAGCGTTCTCAGGCAGTGACAGCAGTTCTAATGTTCTTGTGTACACAGATGGCATGTTCATGGACGTATACCAAAACGGTGTGTTACTTAAACCAACTACTGACTATGCAGCGACAAACGGAACAACTGTCACGCTTACAACAGGCGCACAAGGTAACGATGTACTTGAAATGGTTGTCTATGATGTATTCAGTGTACAAGGTAACTACACTAAAACAGAGTCAGATACACGCTATCCGTTTAAAGGTAACAACAGTATTATACGCCTTAATGGTCAGACAATAAGCAATGACCTTACAATAGATAGTGATGAGAATGGTATGTCTGCTGGGCCTATCACACAAAGTGCTACAGTCACTGTTAATGGCTACTGGAGTATTGTATGACCAGTGTATTAAATGTAGATACGATTGCAGCAAAAGATGGCACTAGCCCTGTTGCGTTGACTAAGCAACTAGCTCCGAAAGCTGTTTTTGGTATGAATTTAAGTTCTACTACTTATGCTGGTGTAACTCAAAATTCGTTACCTAGTAATACTTTAAATATATCAAGTGGTACAGATGCTGGAACTGGAGATGCTCATGGAAACTATACTACTAATATGGCAGGGTTAGAAAATGTTTATCCAGATGGTATTATAGCCGCAAACAATACACAAAACGTAGATATTGGTGTCACAACTACAAGTTTATTGGCAACACAACAACATGACGCAGATTCAAGTAGTGACATAAATAGTTATGGTTTTACTTTAGTATTTGGAGACTTGGCGTAATGGCTAGTGAACTCAAAGTAGATAAAATATCAGGTGTCGCTTCTGCTGGAGCAGTGCTTGTGACGGCTGAAGGTGGCACTACAACTACTAGTTTAACACAAGGGTTAGTTAAGGGGTGGGCTAACTTCAGTATGAGTGGTACTCCTGCTTTTAGAGATAGCATCAACATGGCTAGTATTACAGATAATGGTACAGGAGATGGAACACTTAACTACACTAATTCTTTTTCCAATGTAAATTATGCTTTTTCTGGGATGTCTTCTTTAGACGATGGAACTAACGATTTTAATATTGGAATTATAGGTCCAGACAGAGATTTTTATTCCTTAACAACAAGCACGATACGTTTAAACTTTTCTTATAATTCAGGAGCTTCAAGTAACAAATTTGATAACGGTCTAAACGGCACAATGCTTAGTGGAGATTTGGCATGAGCAGAGCATCTGATTTAGCAAATCTCATAGCAAGTGGTAATACAACAATTTTTGGTGAGGCTGGTGTTACATCTAGTGATTCCACTGGTAAAACTACTAATTTACAACAGGGGTTGGCGAAGGCTTGGGCTAACTATGAACAAAGTTCAAGTCATACAATAAGAGATAGTTTAAATGTTGGTTCTTTAGGAGATTTGGGCGCAGGTCAAACGCAAATTAATTTTACTACTAATTTTGCGGCTGCTCAATGGGCTGGGGCATCTAATGTTCAACAAGCAGATACAGTAACTCCGGGAAGTTCTTTTTGTGACGTATCACAAATACATCAAACACAACAAACCAATTTTGCAAAAATGTTTTCTAATACAAACTTTAGCAATACATCTGTTGGAGATGCAACGTACTGTCAGATTATATTGCACGGAGATTTAGCGTAATGGCAAGCGAACTTAGAGTAAATACACTAAAGGATGCCAGTGGTAATAACTCTATTGCTACCTCTACAGTAGCACAAGGTAGTGCAAAGGCTTGGGTAAACTTTAATGGTACAGGTACTGTAGCTATTAGAGATAACCTTAATGTAGGTTCTATTACAGACAACGGTACTGGAAACTATACAATTAACTTTACAAGCAACATGGCAAATACGAATTTTTCTGTTGGATGACTGACTGGTGGAAATGGGTCTAACCCAAATACAACTTCTGGTGCTATTTTATGTCCTCAACAAACAGCATCTACTTTTATAATAAGAACTGGGTCTGCAACTGGTGATACTGATGTAGATAGAGAATTTACATTTTCTAATGTTCACGGAGACTTAGCATAGGAGGCTAAAGATGGCGTTGCCTTTTTCAGCGTTTTCGGAACGTCCTTTTGCTGATGCTGACCAAGTAACCACTCCTTCCGCAGGAGAGTGGGGTGGCAGTACATGGGGCGATGGTGGTTGGGGCGGTGCAATCGGGGTTGCTGTCTCTGTTACAGGTGTTGCTGCTAGTTCTGTTCTGGGCAATGAAAGTGCTACAGGTACATCTTCCACCACAACAACAGGAGTACAAGGCGTTGCTAATGCAGGGTCTTTAATTGTTTCTGGTGCAGCCGTAACTGGCGTATCAGGACTAGCCTCCACAAGTGGATTAGGTGAAGAGTCTGTTGTTGGCACGGCAAATGTATCAGTTACAGGGTTAGCTGGTACGTCTGCTCTTGGGAATGAAACAGTTACAACAACAGTAAGTGTTTCTGTTAGTGTTGCTGGGGTAAATGCAACAACTGCTTTA